CTAGTTCTTTTCGCAACCCACCACTTGCCCACTGAAGCTCATTATCTGGTTTCTCGCCGTAGGGATCAAAAAACTCAATATGGTCTGGTTTGCGCAGAAGACCTACCCAGTGCCCAGTGTGGTCATTCTCGGTTAAGTAAAGCATGACGGCTCGTCCATCGTCATCAAATACCTCGTCAATGTTTTTTACATTCTTCAAATACGGATAGGTAAAAATATGCGTATTTGGAAGCATCTTCGCAATATCGTCGTCTCCCAAAGCGTACCCCTCAACTTGTTGTAGGGTCATTCTGTATAGAAGGGAGATTTGAAAGTTGGGGTTTTAGGGATTTTGGGGTCGTAGGTTCTATGTCCAGAGAGATTGCCATCTCCTTTTTACAGCACATAGACCGACATCGTGTATGGTTTATTGCCTTATATACCGCATAGGCTAGTGCGAGACATAAGGCAACACTTACGCCACCGATTGAACTACTTAAGAAATTATTGCTGTCCATTACATTGGAGACTGAAATTAGTTTCCAGCAGTTGTGATCTGCCATGATATTGCAAAGGTTGTGGGAGTTTGGGGAGGAGATACACCACCGCCGTTATTACATATAAAGAAAGTAATCTTTCCAGTGCTAGGAACTGCCTTTGTCAGCCAATTATTGAGAACATCGCTTTCGCTTCCATTCTGGATTGTGGCGGTGACAACACTCGTCGCAGTCGCCGATGGAACTGAAAACTCTGCGTAATATTCGCCTCCACCGACAGAAGGTGTCCAAGTAAGGCTAGGATACGACGCAACACCAGCCACATTGTAAGTTCCTACACCGAGCGATCGGCGTGTTTGCGGATCTTTGAGTAGAGAAATAGACATCTTTATCTTTATCCATATTTTAATCTTGATGTAAAATCTTGGCGGTGTGCTGGGAGATGAGGTATTGAGGGAAGTTTTTGCTTACACAAATCCAGCGCCCCAATTTGCGCAAATCTTTGATTTCGTCAGCGTTCATGCCGATGTGCGTAGAAAGGAGATACTTGAGCGCATGGTACGAAGTCGCTTGGGGATAGACCACAAAGTGTGTCGCTTCGTTCAGCAATAGGCGTGTCTTTTTGTAGTTCGTAATGTAGTGAGTGAGGCACAAAATAGTAGTGCCAGTGTGGCGACCTTGTATAGCCAGATCATCAATGAGCGTCTGCACTGCCTTTCCTTCTGCGCCTTGAAATGTGTCGTAGTCGTCAAAGATAAGCATACAATCCTTGAACTCCTCAATAGACGGATAGTCATCAACGAGCGTATCTACACGAATGCGCTTGGGCTTTCCAATCTTCATCGTATCTAGAGTGCTGTCCTCATTCAGCTTGGAAATCAAATAAATCTCTCGGCTGGGAAACATGCGCTTATACGCTTCGGCAAGTTGCCGAGCAATATAAGACTTACCAGAGCCAGACGCTCCAGCAATGTACCAGACCGACCGAGTTTTAGGATCGCTGGGAGGAATGAGCTGGAATGAGCAGTCGTCTGGGAGCACCACACTCGTATCATGCGACTGGTCGGCTTGTATGCGGTGGTAGAGATGCTTGATCTCATCACCTTCTAGCAGATGCTCCGTAGGAACTCCACGAGCCATTGCTTCTTGAAGGCGATTGAAGACCGCTACACGCTGGGCTGGTTTGAGGTGCTTGAGTTCCTTATCGTAGCGCACTGCATTGATTTCTCGCTTGGGCTTACGAGCCTTCTTCTCGTCGTCCGTATTGAGATACAAAATCTCACCATCGTAATCCCCTCCTTTGACAATTGCGATCGGCTTGGCGGTCTTACTTTCGTCAAACGACAACGAGGGCATTTATTTGACCCAGATATTTTAAAAAAGTGGAAACCATAAGAGGTTTTCGTATGTAGAAATGACTTATTCTACTATTGGATTTCTATCAATAAGAATGCTCTTGCGGTTCTTTTTTACCGCACAGCGCCCAACAATTCCAGTTCCAGCAAAGCAATCCAAAATCGTATCCCCTTCTTTCGTGAATAAATCAATCACAACATTGCAGAGCGTAGGGGGAAATCCAGAATGACCCCAATTCTTTTCGCCTCCACTGACCTTCTTCAAAGACTGCGGAGACCTCATGAAAGGGATCTTCCAAACATTTCCTACATTCTTGGTTTCAAAGATGTCTGGATAAGTCTCAATAATTTTGTCTTTGTAGTACTCTGCGTTTGCCGAATGGTTGCGGAACACAAAGAGAAACTCTACTTGATTGGTCAGTTGCCGTTTAGTGTTGGCTGGTTGTCTATTGTAGCAGTTCCAAATGATTGTATCATGGAGCTTCCAGTTCTCCAAACAGATAGATAAAACTTCAAACGCCTTTATCGTCGTTTCACTATCGTTCGCAATATTGAGGACAAACCACCCATTTGGTTTCAAAGTTCGCTGGATTGCTTTTGTCCAACGCTTACACCATTCTAAATACTGGGCATACGAATTGAAATAACTCTCGTACTCAAATCCCTTCCAGTAAGGCGGAGATGTAAAGATTAGATCAACAGACTGCGATGCGACTTTGGGCAATTCTTCAAATATATCGCCAGTAAGGATCTCCATTCTATTCTCTACGGAAGAAATTGTTGGGGGACTGGAACGAGGTGGTGCGCTCGTAAATATTCGTAAGCATAATGCGACAGCAAAGCCATCATTTCATCTTTCAAATGGCGAATGAGCCGTAGCATCTGGGCATTGTTGGTTGCAATCGTGTTGCGCCGTTCAATCTTGTCTAGTGTGCGAATGACGATTGGTTCTTCTCGCAAGTATTTGGGCAGTGTTATGTTCGCCAAGCGGTTGTGGAACTGATCCAACTCAAACTCCACCTTCTTGCGAGGCAATCTAGAATAATTCTCCAGCATGTATTCCAGCGTTCCCAAGTCGCCATAAACAATATACAGCCGACCCAAATCGCCGTTGAAAAGATTGGATAAAATAGGTATGAGCGAGTTCATGCGCTCCAGTCGTGCTATGGAAAAGAGACGCTTTGCCATCTTGTAGTAGTTCTTCTCATGATAGAGTTGGTAGGTGCTTTCTTTGAGCACTTGAAGGACATTCTTGATTTCGCCATTCAGCAGTTTGCGTCCCTTGTAGAACTCATAAATGACCGAGAACTCGGTAAAGCGATTGCCTTGTACCCAGCTTATGCAGTCCAGCTTGGAAATGGTTGGGCTCACAATTGCGTCTTCTAGCGTAAATCGGCGACCATCTTGAAGATGCTTATATCCTTTCAACACCTCGTTGGGTGTCCAACGCAGAATATTGAAGCGCAGATCTCGTTTGATTTCTAGTAGTTCGTAGGGGGTTATGTGGGGTTTCAGCATTGCGAAGGCAGTATCTCGCTCTTGCCGAGAAATGATAGTCTCGTCATGAAGCGCTTGTACCTTTGCCTTAATCCGTTTTGGTTCATATCCTCGCACTTGACCATTCTGGATATGCGCCTCATCTCCAATCACCTTCCATTCCTCTACACTTCCCATCTTGATGTCGCCAATGTAGGTGAGGGTGCTGTGGAGCAATTTCTTAATCATAGACTGAAACTTCCGTGCTGTTGCGGACAGACTGCGCACTTGCACTTTCTCGTAAGCGTCGTAATCTCCAGCGTATAACTGCGCCTTCAGTTCTGCCGATCCCATGAGTTCCAGCCCTTTCAAGCCAGTAAAGGACATTTGCCGTAGCACTCCCAAGACATCACTAGCGTAGTCTTGCGGTAGTTTTCTTTTCGCCAATAAATCAGTCATCTCTATATTACTACACTATTTTCTATGAAGCAAAAGGGGTGGTATGATGATAAGAGTTTTCTAGCGATGTATGTAGTGTAGGGACAATCGCAGACTTTCTGCCCAGACTGATTTTTTGTTCTCGTATAGGAGAAGTTTGCGATTTACCCTACACACCCTACATCATAGGAAAAGGCATTTACACATACGACACTAAAGGAGAGTATAACATGGACTACGAGATTGCCCTACGAGAGTTGATTGATAGTATGATGGCTTCCATTATGGCTGGGTACAAGAGGTTGGCGCTCCTTACTGACCCCAAATCCATTGAACACCAGATGCAGTGTATAAAAAGAACAGAGAAGGAACTGAAGAAATACCAAGCCGATTATGATCTTCTAGCAGTGTAATGGACGACGACGACGAAATCATCAATAACGATACGAACCACCCAATCAAAGTTCCAAAACTAAAAGAACCTAAAAAAGCAAAGGCAAGGGTGCTGTTGCTTTTTTCGGTTAGAAATCTTCGTTCTGTTTGGAAAAATAATCTCCCCAGACTTTATAAAAGGAATGTTGGACAACTGCTACAAGTCAAAGAAGCAGTTGGATCTGGAGTTTGGAGAACTAGGAGAGCGCCTTGCCCTACCTATTCTAGATAATTTTTTTGGAGGAAAGCACTTGAAGAGTGCCTCGTCGCATGACCGCTGGGATTACATTCTAGATGGCGACCCAAGTATTCGCCGAGAGCTCAAGTCTCGTCGCATTCGCCACAACGAGTACGAAACTGCAGTGCTCAACCATTCCAAGATCCTCAACCAGAACCCTAATATCAAATACACTTATGTATGGCATTACACGGACGGCTGGTATTACCTAGACTACGATGTGAATATTTGGACAAAGGAGAACGGCTTTGTGATTACCATGATGAATTGTTGGCGAGATGGTCGGTGCGAAAGTCAGCCAGTCATCAATATTCCTCACCGCCACCTCATGAAGATTAGTGTTTAGTATTGTTTTTTATAGGTGAGTGTGGTGCGTCATAACCTTTCCAAATATGCCATCAAATCCACCACGACGACGGCGACGACGACCACTGCCCTCTACTGGCGGTGTCTCGGCACGAGTTGTTGCTAGAACTTGCTTAATGCGCTGAACAAGTGTTTGACGAATGGT